TCGACGCGCGCGGTCGGTCGCGCACGCCCCCTCGGTCTGTCTACTATTTATAACGTATTTTTTAGTGTATTTTTTAAAGCTTTTTTCTACTTTCTTCTTCTGAGTCTCCCTCATCTTTTGTAATTTTTTAACTTCTTTGTCGCCTTGCATTATATAATATAATATGTATTTTTTTACATGCGCATTCATAAAAAATATGTGAGGGTATACTATACAACTATGCGACGCTCACAAATCGTTACTCTCATTCTCATTCTCGCTGCTCTCACAATTCTCTATAGAACGAGACAGTCGGCTCCAGCGCCAGACGGGAAACAGTGGACTGTGTACGGGACCATGGGGTGTGGTTGGACTCGTAAACAGTTAGATCATATGAAGAAGAATGGAAAACCTCACCGATTTGTGGATTGCGATACAGAGGAGTGTTCGGGTATGGATGCCTACCCAACCCTCGTCGGCCCAAATGGTGAAAAGATTGTGGGTTACAGTGAAGTTTAAGCACGAATAATGCTCAAAGACAACGCAAGGATAAAGGCGTCAAACATCGTAGAAATTGGCTTGAGGATGGTGATGTGCTTCACAAGAGAGCGATTCCAAGCAAAACGAATCACGAACGTGCTGATAAGAATGCTGAGCACAAAGATGAGAAACTCCATGAGCATATCAGACTTGTTTTGAGACTTGGCAACTTTATCAACAACTTGCATTTTACTTAGTATTAATATTTTTTTCTACACAGATTACAAATGAAAGAACTCCCTTTGAGTGGTTCTGAAAAGAAGTTCACCAATAAGCGGTGGGGTACCGCGACTGGTATTGGGAACAATAACTGCTACGCATACGCGGTTGGGGACTATGAAGCCTATCGTTGGCAAAAGTCTATTCCCGGTGACCGCTCAGGACTTTCAAATCGCCCCCACGATTACACCCATTGTAAGGACCTCCCTAGACGCGTGATTTCGGATAATCCCACAAAAGTCTACAAAGTGGATGCGGGTACCAAGTGTAAAAAGGGATACTACAAGGTCATGATGTTTGTGTGCCCTGGGCGACCCACAAACTACATCCGCCAAGGTGACTTCCATTTCTACCGTCAACACGGTGTCGTGGAATATAAGATTAAACCTGGGGATACCCAAACATCAGTCGCCAAGTTCTTCAAGATTCCAGAATCGAGAATAAAGAGAGCGGGTAGGTTCCAAGTCGGGAAGCGTATCGTCTTCAAAGCTAATATATTCAGTCACAAGAGGGGTTGGGCTACGGGTCCACTTCTGACGGATGCAAAGGGAAAGGTCATCAAAGACCCTCGCAAGGCTTCTAGAGATTATCCAGGTCTAAACTATGAGCGCTACTGTAGTTCATTCTGTGTCAAGGACAAGGGGATCAAGGTCGGACAAACTCATTCCAAGATCGTTAAAAAGACTCTCTAAGTCTACCGTGTTCTCGACATCGAAGGACATATCAAATATATCCATAATGTTAAAAATGGCGTCAGTCTCCAAGGACACAGTATTTGAAGATGCAGTGTAATTGTTCTGAACCGTGATCGTCACCTTAAACTGCGAAACGTCAAATATTTTTCTACATAGGGGGCAGGTATTCTTACCTTTACTCTTCCATTCCTCTAGACAGTGCGAATGGAACGTATGTCCACAACGGATCGGAGGGTTGGTCCTCGTTGATCTCACGTTATTGAGACATATGGCACATGGCGACATTCTAGAGTATGGTTTTAAAGTTTTTTTCGTGATTTAGCTCAGTTAGTACGTCTTGGAGATATCCGTGTATCGATCACAAGGATCACACGTGGTTCTCGATTGTTCGGCAAGTTTACTGATGAGTTCTGGACCGGACTTTTGGAGAAGTTGGCGGTACGAATAGTTGTCTTCGAAGGCGATACCATTTTGTTGCATGATATAGTTGTTCGTAAGTTGGGCTGAGGAGTTGAGGGTGAAGCATCGCCCATCGGCCATTCCAAGTCGTTGAGACATTTTATATTACATTATGATTAGAAATTAATTTGCCTATTCGTAATCGTCTGAAGCCACGATTTAAATCCCTTTGCCCTCAAGTGTTCAACCATAGGTTCACACTTGTGTCCTAAATATACATCAAATACATCTGTGTCCTCCGTGCGCCCCACACGAATCGAGGGTTGCTCATTGATATGTTGATTAATAATATTGTACGCGAAAGCAATCTCTTTGAGGGTCTCCGCCCCTGTGATGATAATCTTACCTGTGGAGAATATACTTGTTGTGATTTCCTTCATATCTTGGGCAGGCTTGAACTTAATCTTGACTGCACTGTACCTATCGGGTTCAAAGGAGACTTTGAAAATTTCATTGTGTTCTTCAAACCACTGTGCCACCTTCATCAGATTCACTTTGTAATTGAGACTGAAGTTTGAATTAATCATGACCACTCGGAAGGAATCGACTGGAACCTTCATCTCCATACCCAAAAATGTTTTGAAAATGTAGGTCAACTGGGTGATGATACGCTTACAGTCAAACAGGTCACAACACCCAGCCACTTGGATTGAACCATTTGGGAACACCTTCACAGACTTGGTACTGTAACTGTCGTGATACGTGAGGGTCACCTGGTTATAGAACGTGGTAGGCTTCAACTTCCACTCAAAACCCCCGTCACTCTTGGTCCCACATCGTCTCAATTTAAAGGACTCCAAGTTTTCAAAGATGTAGCGCAGTTTTTTAATGTTAATCTCTTGGATAAAGCTTGAGACCATAGTGATTGTCGTAATCTTTATCCAAGACGGTCGTGTCTCCTCGGGAAGCTCCTTCCTAAACTCATCTAGAGTGAGGAGATAGGAGAAGCTGTTGTTGGCGATGGTGGAGTACATGTTTGGTCTTACTTTTTAGAGTGGTTGAGGTGACTTAGGTTTACATTGGCATGACTTGTCGTATACTAAGTTTGTTTGCTTAGAGAATTGAGTCCTTTCTAGACCAAACTAGATGACCTCCTTCCTGAAGTCGGCAAAGTCCGTCTATGATGTGGAATCAGAACTTCAATACGTTGAAATTGTCTATGAAAAGTTTGTCCCAGGGAAGGGCTACGATACGTATATAGATTATATCGACACAGAACCTCTCGCAGATTGGATTATCCTAACTTCAAAGAAGCAATCGATTCCATACGAGAAGTTCCTGGATACGATGGTCGAAAAAACCCTAGAGGTCAGACAAAAGATGGCCGAATTGGCCCTTGAAAACATTCTCGCTGAAAAACAAGACATTCGTACAACTATTCGTGTCGCACACGCGAGTACAATTTTGGACCCCACATTCCAACCACCACGTATTAATGTGAAGAGTGCTTGGCAGAGGGAGTATATTGAACAGTTTTGCAAAGATACCTTACCTGACCTGATACAACATTCCCTTGATGAATCAAGGCTTGAATACCTTTTTAACGTCTTGCGTAATATAGAATTGAAAAAATGAAGAACGCGATAATGAATGCCCCAATGATAGAAAACGTTGGATTGTTCGCAACACCGACACGAACTGTGTCAACAATACTTCTCTTATTCTGAGTAAAACCAATATCAATGTTACGACGTGGGTGTAATGGCCTAGATAAAGAACATTCAGACGTGGATTCGGCACACAAACCGTAATCACAGTACACACTTCGCGTTGGCTCAGCTATGCCTGGCTCAGAACGCATTTCTGAAAAATCCTCAAAACTACCAGTCTGTCGCACACCCCCTGGAAGGGAAAAATCGTGCACGACAAATGGGTTCACATTATCAATTGCTTCCTCGTCACTGAGCATTATATTTACTTTTACTTTAGATTATATTTCTTGGTTTTCATTTTAGTCCTATGTTCTTCCCACATCTGGTCTAAATCCACATTCAACATATGTGCTAATTGGAACAGGTAACTAAAAACATCTCCCATTTCCATCATGACATCCGTGCCTCGCTCCTTTTTTAGGCCAGTCTTCTTGTATGTCTTTTTATACTGACGAATCGCCG